GAATTTTTTATGGATTTATGGAAACGTGTTGAATTATCTGGAGCAGGAGAACCTGGTATCTATCTAAATAATGATAAAGACTGGGGAACCAACCCATGTTGTGAAATAGCTTTAAGACCAAATCAATTCTGTAATCTTTGTGAAGTTAATGTGAGTAATATAGAATCACAAGAAGACTTAAATGAGAGAGTTAAAGCAGCAGCATTTATAGGTACACTACAGGCGGGATATACGTCTTTTCACTATCTAAGAGAAATATGGCAAGAGACAACTGAAAAAGATGCACTTATCGGAGTATCAATGACAGGTATAGGTTCTGGTAAAGTTCTAGATTATGACATGAAAAAAGCTGCAAGTTTAGTTAAAAGAGAAAATACTAGAGTGTCTAAGTTAATAGATATAAATCAATCAGCAAGATGTACTACTGTTAAACCAGCAGGAACAACTTCATTAACTTTAGGTACATCATCAGGTATACACGCATGGCACAATGACTATTATATTAGAAGAGTTAGGGTTGGTAAGAATGAAGCAATTTATAGTTATTTAACTATTAACCACCCTGAGTTAGTTGAGGATGAATATTTTAGACCACATGACACAGCAGTAATTAGTATACCACAAAAAGCCCCTGCAGGTTCTATATTAAGGACAGAATCACCATTCCAACTACTAGAAAGAGTTAAACAAGTTGCTACCGAATGGGTAAAATCTGGCCATAGAAACGGTTCTAATTCACATAACGTATCCGCAACAATTAGTTTAAAAGAAGATGAATGGGATAAGGCTGGTGAATGGATGTGGGAAAATAGAAAATCTTACAATGGTTTATCAGTTTTACCGTACAACGGCGGTACATATACCCAAGCTCCATTTGAAGATATTACTAAAGAAAAATATGAAGAAATGTTAAAATCACTTAAAGACGTTGATTTAAGTAAAGTGGTTGAATTAGACGATAACACTAATCTAACTGGTGAATTGGCGTGTGCTGGTGGTACCTGTGAGATAGATGTGGACTTGAATAGTATAAAAAAAGAAAAAGCATTAGATGAAGCATAGATTTAGTAAAGAAATCTTATACCACTTTAATTGTGGTAAATGTAATAAATGGTGGTCAATATCTGACTACCATTTATTGTCTAATAATAAACCAGATATGATAGTTTGTCCCCACTGTGAACATAAAGAAAAACTGATAGAAATAAAAGAAAATGAGAAAGGACGATTGGATTAGTCAACTACACTATAAAGAATTTTTAAAACCTAAACTACAAGGTAAAGATTTTTATTGGGAAAATGGAATGATGGTTATGACAGCGGACTACCATAAAAGGCGTGGGAGTTGTTGTGGTAATGGATGTAAGCATTGTCCGTATTGGCCACCCCACCAAAAAACAAACACACAATTAAAGTAATGTTTGAAGTATTTATTATAAAAAAGAATGCCTAATCAAAGATATGGAATAGCGTTTCCCTTTGTGGATAGTCAAGAAGGATTTTTTCTTGGACTTAATAGAGTTGCTGATAGTGAGGTAAAATCTAACTTAATACATCTCATATTAACACAGAAAGGAGCACGTTATTTTTTACCTTCATTTGGGACTAATCTAATAAAATATGTTTTCGAACCATTAGATTCGGCAACTAAAACAAGTATTGATAGGGAGATAAGAGAAGCAGTAGCAGAATTTATACCTAACCTTATAATTAATAATGTGGATGTTAAAACCGCAGATGATATAAGATTTGAGGAACAGAATAGTACTGACGTTGAATCTTTAGAAAAAAATACTTTTGATTTTGGTAGTAGTAAAGAAATGGAGTATAGTGTGAGAATAAGAATTGATTATAGTATGGGGGATAATGTTTTCGAAACTAAAGATTTTGTTATTATAAATTTATAGTATGGCAGAGAAAAAAGTAGCATATACAGAAAGAGATTTTTTAGGTATAAGAAATGAATTACTAAGAATAACTAATACCTATTATCCAGACTTAATACAAAATGCGAATGATGCTTCGATATACTCCGTATTTTTAGATTTAAACGCTGCCGTTGCAGACAACTTAAATTTTCAGATAGACAGAACCTTCCAAGAGACGGTACTCCAATTTGCACAAGAAAGAAGTTCATTATATAACTTAGCTAGAACTTATGCTTTAAAAATACCAGGAAACAGGCCCTCCGTAACTGTTTGTGACTTATCTGTGGTGGTACCAGCATTAGGTGATAAAGAAGATTTTAGGTATCTTGGTTTATTAAGAGCAGGTTCACAATTTAGAGGTGGTGGTCAAATTTTTGAATTAACACAAGACTGTGATTTTTCATCACCATATAGTAGTGACGGTGTACCAAATAGAACTAAAATACCTAATTTTGATTCTAACGGTATACTAATAAACTATACAATAACTAAAAGAGAGGTTGTTGTTAATGGTGTTACTAAAATATTTAAAAAAGAAATTACGGATAACGATAATAGACCATTTTTTGAATTATTCTTACCAGAAAAAAATGTGATAGGGGTTACTGGAGTAATACAAAAAAGTGGTGTCGGATACCAAACTCTCCCAAGTAACTCAGAGTTTATATCAACAACAGCTAATAAATGGTATGAAGTTGAAGCTTTGGCACAGAATGAAGTTTTTGTTCTTGACCCATCATCACCGTCTGACGACCCAGGTATAAAAGTAGGTAAGTATATAAATGCACCACAAAGATTTATAACTGAATTTACTCCAGAAGGATTTTTCTTTTTAACTTTTGGTGGTGGAAATGAAACCTCACAAGACCTACTAGATGAGTTTTCATCTAAAGGTGTTAAATTAGATTTGTCTAGATATATGAATAATATATCATTAGGTAATATGGTTAGGGGTAACACAACAATTTTTGTACAGTACAGAGTAGGCGGTGGTAAAGCCTCAAACATAGGGGCTGGGGCGGTCAGTATAGTTGGAACTATAGATTTTGTTGTAGCAGGACCAAACCCTCAAATAAGTCAAACTGTAGTTAATAGTTTATCTGTAACTAATGTTACTGCAGCAATAGGAGGTGCAGACCAAATGAGTGTTGATGAAATTAGAAATTATATAGCATTTAACTTTGCCGCACAAAATAGAGCGGTTACTATTAATGATTACGTCTCTGAACTCAGAACAATGCCTGCTATTTTTGGTGCACCTGCAAAAGTTGGTGTTACAGAAATTGAAAATAAGGTTATGTTAAATATTCTATCCTATACCCCGGATGGAGCGTTAACATCTAATGTAAGTTCTACACTTAAAAATAATATCGCAACTTACCTATCAAACTACAGGATGTTAAATGATTATATTAGTATAGGTTCTGGTAAAGTCGTGGACCTCTCAATCTTAGTAGACCTTATTATAGAAAATTCCGCAACCCAAGGAGAAGTTGTTACTAATGTAATTAATGTTGTTAGTGATTATTTTGGTATTGATAAATTGGAAATGGGTAATGATTTATCGTTGGGAGCTTTAAGGGGTGATATTATGAGGACCAATGGTGTATTGAATTTAGTTGATTTAAAGGTGTTTAATAAAGTAGGGGGTGAATACTCACAATCAGTTACAACACAACCGTATATTAATGTCACAGAAAGAGAAATTGGGTTAATAGATGATACTGTATTTGCACAACCAGACGAGATATTACAGATAAGATTTCCAGAAAAAGATATAGCTGTTAGAATTAAAAAACTAAACAAACCAGTATTCTCGTAATCTTTACTAAAAAAAGGCCATAACTATTATTAGTTTTGATACAATAACTATTTATTTAGTAAAGTCGATATGTCTAAAAATTTTAGAGTTAGAACAGAAGTTGGTAAAGATAAAAAAGTAACCTTTGAACTTAAACAAGATTTTGATTTATTAGAAATCTTAAGTCTATCTTTAACCCAAAGTGATTTGTACACAAGAATGTGTGCTGATTTTGGTGTTGTGGTAGGTAGAGTTATAGCAAACAAAGGATACGGTATACCTAATGCAAAAGTATCTATTTTTATTCCTTTAGACGAAGAAGACTCAAAAAATAAAATAGTAACTTCTTTATATCCTTACACAGAACCATTCCAAAAAGACGAAAACGGAATTAGATACAACCTATTAAGTTCTAAAAGAAGTCATGACTGTCATGTACCAGTAGGTACATTCCCTACATTAGAAGATGTATTAAATAAACAAGAGGTTAGATATGTTTATGACAAATATTATAAATTTACAGTAAAAACTAATGAAGCTGGTGACTTTATGATTTATGGTGTACCTCCAGGTACCCAAAGTATTGTTATGGATGTGGATTTAAGTGATATTGGATGTTTCTCTTTATTACCAGAAGATTTTAAAATAC